CACTTTACCTTCTCGCTAAATTAGGTATCTTTAAAAAGAAATGAAATACATTCTTTACAACGAAAATTTTGAACAACAAGGTTCCTTTAATTCAATACAGGAATTAAGAAATTTTCTTTGTGATAGAAAATATGATATTCAGTGTGACAAAGATATTGGTTGCACTTTTGATTACATCAAGCACATTAAATGGCACTTTGACATAGTAGAATGAAACTAACACAAGAACTTATTGATAAGATACAAGAGGCTATGCTTCACACTAATCTTAAGGGAGAAATAAACTGGAAAGATGGTGATGATATCATAGTGCAGGTTGCAGGTACTTTTGCAAAAGATAAATTCATTGTAATTAAGAATAAATCTAAAGACCCTTGGGTTCCTGCTGAACCTCATCCCCATTTTGATTATGAGAAAAAAGTATTTACTAAAGATGGTAGAGAAGAGTATGCAAAGGAGTTAAAGAATGAAAGTAGTACAAAGAAACAAGTATGAGGGTAATGATGTCATACAGACAAGAACTCTTACCTTTGAACCATATCCTTATGATGATATTAACGATGTCATAGAAAAAATACAAGATAATTTATCAGGAGATCTTTTAAAAGGTAAGAGATTAAAGTATGCTACTGATGTTCAAAAATATAAATTTTATGGTCATTGTTATCATTCATCACAAGCTCTTTTCTTTTTGATGGATACTGATAAACTTGTTCCATTTAGTGCTGTCGATTTTCGAGATGAAAAACACTGGTGGTTGCAGGATGGAAATAAAATATACGATGTTACAGAAGATCAATATTATTTAAGATCAAAAGTGCCACCACATTCAAAAGGTAAGAAGAGTGTATGGTATGGTTGGAAACAAAGACCTCAACAAATTACTCTTGAACTAATGAAGAGAGTGTTGGCAGATCGTTTGATTAGTGATGTATTAAATTAATTTTGAAAGGCTCTTGACAACATAAATTGCCATGCTACAATAACTTTAGAACCTAGAAAATTGAAGAGCGATTATTAATCAGCACATTATTTGTGCATATTATTGATCAAATTTATGACAATTTCTAATTCAGATTTCATTAAAGTTGCATCTGGTCACTACAAATCTACCCTTGCGATAGATTTAGTAAACGAGTCAAACTTTAAGAACTTATTAGCTGCCGTCAGAAAGTCAGGAGATTCAGCCCAAATCATTTATGCTCGTGGAGCAGATAATGAATTAGGTAGTTTAAGCCTTAAACAGTTTAAGCGTGAATACGAAAGACAAACTGAACTGGTGGTTACATATCAGGTTAGAGTGCCAATAAGATTATTGAATTTCAAACAAGGTCAAGTCAGAAAGGTAAGACCTGAGTTTTGTAATCAAAATTTTAACACTTTTAACCACAAAGTTGATTTTTCTCAATCCGAATACGGTGTGACCTTCTATGATGAGGGCACAGAACTATTCGATATTGGTAAGAAGCAACACACATTAACACAATGTGCAGCAATCGCTGTTGTTCAAGATGACACAGACATGACAGTAATTGTCAGAGTCGTGGCATTTTCTCCTCGTGTTTCAGACATAGAAAGATCTAGATTCAGATCTAAACTTTTCTATAGTGAAATCAAAGGAATTAACAACACATCAGAGTCAGAACTACTTTACCATAAGGTAGTCTATGGTGACAAAGACGCAATACTCACTAAAGATTTTTATGAGAGTATTGAAGGTTTCTCTTGGCAACCATACAATGATGAGTATGCTGTCGTACCAAATGTTCAGTTCTGCTGTACTAAAGTCTCACAAATCACTAAACTTGTCAAAATGGCAAATACAAATGATTTGACAGTAACTTTACAGCAAATTGTGCAAGAACTAGCCAACTCAATTGACTGGGATAAAGAAGCTCCTAAAAGGGAACTTAATTCATATCTAGTCAGAGGTTTGTTAAACTTCGAGATGTGGCTAAGACCTCTATTAGAGGATAACGATATTGACTTTGATTTACATGAGTTTATCAGAGTATTTTTCGCTAACAGGAAACAGGTCGATTTCCTTGGATCATCAAGCATTGATAAGAAACCTTGGCAACAATTGGTTATGGTTGCCCACCGCATCAACCGTAAGTTGATGGATGATGGGACAACTGATGAACCATTCTTTAACATTAAGTATGGTAGAAAACCTTTTATCAACAAGATTTACAGGCTTGCTAATCCTAACCTCGACAAACCAAAAGGTGGTGAATCATTCTCGATGGAAACTATAAAAGCATACATCGACATGAAATTCCAACAACCTTTGTAAACAGTATTCATCGCTCTTCAATTAAGGTTTTACTAGGGAGAATTATTTCTCCCTTTTTTATTGGCAATAATTAAATCTTATGTTATAATAAGGTTATCTTATTTTTATTATGAACATCTTTGTAACTGACAAAGACCCAGAAATATCAGCACAAGTTTTGCCTGATAAACATGTGGTCAAGATGCCATTGGAAACATGTCAGATGTTGGCAGTTGTTTATTCTAAGTGGTATTACAATTGGGGTAATGAATTATTACCAAAGAAAGATGGCACTCCTTACAATACTGAAAAGGGTGCTTTTCGTGGACACCCATGCACTATTTGGGCTGCCGAAAGTTTTGCAAATACTGCTTGGTTAATTCAACATGGTATGGCATTACTCGATGAATATACCCAAAGATATGGAAAAGTTCATTCATGTCAAACAGCGATGAATGAAGCAGAAAAAATCTTTGAAGAAAGAACAGGCAAGACTTTATTATGTCATAAAGAGGCAACAGAATTTGCTTTTGCAGGCCCTGATGAGTTCAAGCATGATTCAAGTATTGATATTCTTACGAAGTATAAAAGATACATTGCATCTAAACCTTGGGTGTGTGATAATTATCTTAGGAAACCAGATCGTAAACCTGATTGGTTATAACTGTGAAATTATTAGTAGCAGGTAGGATTACAGGATCGGTCTTGATTATTGCAGCATATTTTGTTATACTACATGTATCAACACTTTATGGAGCGATGATGCATTCATTTGCAGACATCGTTTGTATTCCTTTTTATGCGGTTCATAAACAATGGGATGTGGTAATTATGTTATCTTTCTTGATGACTATTTCAATTAGCAAAGTTGTAATTTTATTAGGATGAGTGATTTTATTTGGGTAGAAAAGTATCGACCCAAAACAATTGATGAATGTATTTTACCTGACGGTATCAAGAAAACCTTTCAAGATTTTCTTCAAGCAGGTGAGATACCAAATATGTTGCTATCAGGCCCACCGGGGATTGGTAAGACAACAGTTGCAAAAGCATTGTGCAATCAACTTGGAGCAGATTATTATGTCATTAATGGATCGGATGAAGGAAGGTTTCTCGACACTGTTCGGACAAACGCAAAGAACTTCGCATCTACCGTCTCTCTTACAAGCGAGTCGAAACATAAAGTCATCATCATCGATGAAGCAGACAATACCACTTCCGATGTACAACTCCTTCTCAGAGCGTCTATTGAGGAGTTCTCCAAAAACTGCAGGTTTATCTTTACCTGTAACTACAAAAACAAGATTATCGAGCCACTACATTCTAGGTGTTCTGTTGTTGACTTCTCGGTTAATAAAAAAGACAAACCTGCAATAGCAGCACAATTCTTTTCCAGAATAAATCAAATTCTTAGTACAGAAAATATTAAGAGTGATAAAAAAGTTGTTGCTGAGTTAATCAGTAAACACTTTCCTGATTGGAGAAGAGTCCTAAATGAGTGTCAAAGATATTCTGTCGGAGGTGAAATAGACTCCGGTATACTAGCGTCCTTTTCTGATGTTTCAATAAATGATCTCACCAAGAATCTCAAAGAAAAAAACTTTTCTGAAGTCCGTAAGTGGGTTAATACCAACTTGGATAATGATACTACTTTGCTTTTTCGTCGTATCTATGATAGTTTATATGAAACCTTGGTCTCTAGTTCTATTCCTGCTGCTGTTCTTATTCTGGCTAAATACCAGTACCAAGTAGCATTTGTGGCAGATCAGGAAATAAATCTACTTGCATGTTTAACTGAAATTATGGTGGAGTGCCAATTTAAATGACTGTAAAATTAATTCGTATGTGGTCGGGCGAAGATGTAATCGCTGACATTACAAAAGAGGACACTGATTCAATAACATTCACTGATCCTATCGTGGCAGTACCGTCACAACAACAAGGACAAATCGCATTTGCTCCTTGGTCTCCTTTACTTCAAAAAGATAAACTTGAAGTTACTAAAAAATATATTGTTTATATTGGAGACCCTCAAGAGGAAATTATCGAACAGTATAATTCAATGTTTGGTAAGTTATCAAAACCAACCAAGAAACTGATACTGTAATGGAAACACATAGAAAGACATTGTTGCATCTTTTAAAAGAAAGAGCATATAAGAAAGGTAACTTTACTTTATCATCAGGTAAAGAATCAGAGCATTACATTAACTGTAAACCAGTTACATTGTCTTGTGAGGGTAATGCATTATGTTCACATTTAATGATTGAACATATTGAAGATAACTCTGTAGCAGTTGGTGGTCTTACGCTTGGTGCTGACCCATTAGTATGTGGTATCGCACAGAAAGCATATTATTCTGGTAAGCATATCGATGCCCTTATCGTGAGAAAGAATCCAAAGGGTTACGGTACAAAGGAAGTTATTGAAGGTAACAAACCACCTAAAGGATCTATCGTTACAGTATTGGAAGATGTGACCACTACAGGCAGTAGTGCAATCAAGGCCGTTAATGTTCTCCGTGACGCAGGTTATATTGTTAATCGTGTTATTGCAATCGTTGATCGTCAGGAGAATCATAAGGTATGGGAAAATAATGAGATAGAATTTATTTCACTATACAAATTAGAGGATATTATTGAATGAATTGTTGGCACTGTGATACCGAACTAATCTGGGGAGGAGACCATGATCTTGACGATTTTGCCGAAGCAGAGTATAGTATGGTAACAAATTTATCATGTCCTCGATGTAACTCTTATGTTGAGGTTTATTATCCAAATAGAAATTATGAAAATGAGCAAGAAACCAATACAGAAAATCAAACATCAAATTAAATCTGGAAAGTATTACATCTTCTGGGGTGCTGCGACTATTGCAGTTATGGCAGGACAAATCTATGTTGGTAATGGATATCGTACGATGTCGGAATCAGTTGAAGATCTTACCAAAATGATGGAAATAAAATTTGAATATGATTTACTTAAAAACTCTATGAGAAAAATGCCTGTAATACAATGAAGATTGTTGTTAGAAACAAGTATGAAGGTAACGATATAAAAGAGACAAGAACTCTTACATTTGAACCTTACTCATATGATGAGATTGAAGATGTGATTGTTAAGATACAAGAGAATCTATCAGGAGATCTTTTAAAAGGTAAAAGATTAAAGTATGCTACTGATGTTCAAAAGTATAAATTTTATGGTCATTGTTATCATTCATCACAAGCCCTTTTCTTTTTGATGGATACAGATAAACTTGTTCCTTTTAGTGCTGTTGATTTTCGAGATGAAAAGCATTGGTGGTTACAGGATGGAAATACGATTTACGATGTAACTGAAGATCAATATTATCTAAGATCAAAAGTTCCACCACATTCAAAAGGTAAGAAGAGTGTATGGTATGGTTGGAAACAAAGACCACAACAAATAACTCTTGAATTAATGAAAAGAGTATTGGATAATCGTTTATTTTCTGACATAGTTGACAAGATATAATCTATCTGTTACAATTAAATTATACACATTATTGATCTAACGATCTTACTATAATGACTGAAGAAACAACAAGTGTCTTTGACACATTACTCTTGTGCGATGATAACTATATCACTCCAGAGCACTGCGATCCAAATAACTGGACTGCAGAATTTAAAGATTTCTGTGAAGAATTCGATTTACATGATGTCGAGTTGGTAGGTAAAGTTGTACTACCAATCAGTAAAGTCAGTTCCATCCTTAATGGTGGAAAAAAAGCAGACTCACTTCCTAGAGACAGAGAGAAGTTGAAAGAGTCATATGAAAACAACAAGGTAGATATGGGGCAGTATCCTATCTGCATAGATGAAGCATATGACACATTAAATGGTGGAACTCGTTTGCATCCAGAAGTTCTTCCAGCATTAGGAATAAAAGCATATTGTTTTTGGATAGTAAGACCCAAAAACATATTAGCTAGAATTGACTTTGAGAATAAAGTTAATGATCCATCAGAAGGAGTCTACCGCAGAAAGAATACTGTCACAGATGTAGAGACTGGTGTAAATGCATACGCAGATGCTTACAAAGAAGAAAATGGTACAGAGATAGATCATGATCAACTTAAAGTAAAGATTGAAGAGTATGGTGGAAATAGTCTAACCAAAAAAGAAAGAAACAATCTATTCAAAGAATTGATTGCAGACAACTCAGATAGATTTAAACCTGCTAGATATAAAACATTTACTAATCAATCATTCAGAGGTTATATGAATGATGATTTGTTTACTGATCCAAGAAAAGCAGATTGTATATCAGATCCATCAAAATACTGGTTGCAGAATGCTAAGAACGGAGCACGATGGAGACAGCACATAGATGAGATGTATAGATGTTCCATCTTCCATAAAGATCAATCACCACATCCAATGCATCAGATTGTCATTACTCCACCACCAGATGAGGATGGAAAAGAAATGCAAGAGAGATATGATTTTTATGAAGCTAGGGAAAAACTTTATAGGAAGTTAGATGCTATCTCCATGTATAGATTTAAGAATGGAAGATATCCTGCACAACATGTAGATGCAGAGTTGCTATTTGCACCAAGTTCTCATGAAGAAGTTATGGCAGGTAAATTAATTCCTTTTCAAGATGTTCTTGCATGGAAGATTGCAGATGAAGCTAATAAAAATCAAAACTAAAATATGACGATAAATCTTATTTCTAAAGATAATACCTTATGGGCTGCTGACGAGTTCATAAGGTATTTTTCGCGTATGGGAAATATTGAAGATTATCTTAGATATGTTAAGAAGGAAACTGTTAAAAGTTTTAGTGCTCTTACATCATTTGAAGATGAATTTTTAAATGAAGATATTCATCCAAACGATATGGAGTTTGATATTCGATTTGTAGGTGATAGATTTCAAAATAGTCTTCCACAAGATTATTATAAAACAATGTT